TTTGTCTTCAGCTTCTCCTGGAGGATTTGCTGAACGTTATTAATGTATTGACTTTTAATTGCTTGTTTCTGTTGAAGTTCTTGCTCAGCTTGCTTTTCCATTTGGGCCAGCTTTTGAGCTTCCTTCTTAACCAACACTTTGTGGTGTTTTGTAGCTACTGTCTCTAAATCACCGTAGTTCTTGAGTCTTTCAACTTCTGTATCAATGTCTTCAGGCTCAAAACCTTGGTCTGCCAGAGCTTGCTTAATAACTGTCACTTGATTGTTCTCTTGTGACAAATCCATTTCAGCAAAATTCACTACAGTGTTATAAGTACCAAAATACTCTTTTGGATTAACACCTTTTACGAATATAGCTTCAAACGCTTGTTGATAGTCTTCACCAAATTGACCAATGAAGTTCTGTACCATTTCTACAGCACCTTTTTTCTTCTCGCTTTGGAAGCGCTCAAGAAATTCTTCAGGAGTTGAGATGTTTACATCTTCTTCATCTTCGTCTTTTGAAAAGACACCTAACTTGAAAAGATCACGTGCGAGTGCAGAAAACTGACTACCTTCTTCACCTGCATCATCAGGATTATCATCATCTGCAGGAGGAGTGTCTTCTTCTTCACCCTCTTTCTTTTTAGTAGGTTTGGGAGTTGGAGGAACTTCCTCTTCTTCCTCTTCTTCATCACCACCACCAAGGAAACTGGAAATTAATTCTTGACCACTAGGAGGTGTATCTTTCTCACCTTCTGGTTTTGGAGGATTTACTTCTTTACCCTTTGGACCAGCAGGCTTAGGGGGTTCAGGATCACCGTCAACTGTCTTAACGATTTTTTCCAAACCATCAGCACTACCTGTAGAGGTTTCTGGAGAAAGCAGACCTTCTAAAAGTTCTGCACCACCAGGACCCATTTCCATAGTGTTTTCAATACTGAAATTTCCAAATGATGGAGTTTCAAGGTTCTCAGCCATATGTAGTTTATTTTATTATTGGTTTATGTAATGTAAAAGTAGACGAAAGGTGTTGAATCACAAAGAGTTAGACAGCTATATGGGTGATTTTGAACGATAATATAGCATTAATATTTTTTTACTCTAATCAAGTTTGTTTACAACTGTATCATTTATGATTCTGAAAGATCGAAGAGGAGCAAGGTCCGTAAGTGTCACTTGCTGTATCTCTACTCCCCATTTCTTTGCTTCCACTCTAGCTTTCTTTGTCAGGGTGTTATCTATCTCAGAATCAATGCAGTCATTCAAAGTTTTGTCCATAACAATATTCTTAATGATGGATTGAGTCATGTCTGATATTGCATCTTGGGCATCATACACCTCCAGAAGGAAAGTTTTTACGTCCGAGATTCTGTATTTTACCACCCCTTTAACCACTATGTTCTGTCTATCCTTTGTATATAACGATTGAGGTGGTAAACTCAAGGTGGTTACAACAACATGTTGGTTAATCACCTCATCAAAGAATGGTATCTTAAAACACACTCCAGGAGAAAGCGTCTTTTTGTACTTACCAAATCTAAGCAGTACACCCATCTCATAGTCACGAACTATGAAGATGGGTATAATCTGTTCAATCCAATTTGATAAAAGGTCTATTAGTTTATCAAACATTATTTCTTTTTAGGAGTTTTGGCAGCTCTACCTTTAGCGTTCAACTTAGCAATCTCTAAGTCGTTCTGCTGGTTTTCTCTAGCCACCTTTAATTTCTCTCTTTCCAAATCTAGCTTTTGAGCATTCTGTACCATTTTAGACTGAATGTCAGCCATCTTAGCAACATGTTCTTTCATTGTTCTAGACTGTTCTGCAGCTAACTTATTGATTTCCAATACATCAGGAACACCTGAAGCATCTGCATCTGTTAAGCCAGCACCCATAGATTTAGCTTCGGCATTGATCAGTGCAATCTCCTTCTTATTGATTCTATCCAGTTCTTTCTGAGTGTTATCATTAACAATTTCTTGTTCTGCCTGAAGCTGAGCTTGTTGAAGCTGAGCAGCAGCGATTTCTCTTTGTTGTTCAAGTTGTTGCTGCTGTTGTTGCATTTGCTGATTCTCCATCATGAACTGTCTGTCTCTCAAGTCTTTAAACACCTTCTTCATTTCTCTCATAGACTTGGTGCTGTACAGTTCAATTACATCATACAGAGAACCACCGTTCTGCATCAATGGTTGAGCCAATTGACGCAATTCGTTAAACATCTGTGTATCCTCAGGACGATTAGTCAAGAACACTTTCAGGTCACGGAATTTCAGGTCACTACCATTTACAGAAACAAATGCTGATTCACCTTCACTGGTGATATAACTCAGTGTAGATTGAGGCTTCTTACTTTCTACGTACAGAGCAGCGTCAATAATAGCTTGATACAACTGACCCATTACATACTCGTGAGCAATAAACAATGGTTCTGTCTGAGCATATGATTGAGAAACAGCAGTGTTTACGCCTGTAGCAGATTCACTAGAAGTGATTGATCCTAAACGTTGTCTAGACAAACCTACCAGTTCCCAACACTCATTCTTTAACTGTTGAGCCAGGGTGTATCTAGATTGTATTTCTTGTGTACGTGTAAGGTCAATGTCTCTGAACTGATTAAAGCTAGATGGACTCTTGAGGTTCTCAGGACTATCATCAATGAACACCACACCTCTGTTACGAGCTTCCATTTCCCAGATGTCTAATGCATCTTGAGCATCACCATCCTTAGGAACAGGAATGTGTCTGATGGATGTCAAATACACCTTACCCACTTCTTTCTCTAACAGTTTGTAGAGCTGGTTCATACAAACATTGTACAACACCTGGAAAGGTTTCATGAGGTCAACCAAACTCTTTGCCTCTGTGTTCTTCACTTCAAATGTTGTACCAATAATAGGACAGTAGTTGAGGAGTTTGAAAGGTTTGACATGATAGATGTCTGGACCAATTTTAATACCCTGGTACCACTGATTAATCCAACCCCATTCCAAAGACTGTTGTGTAGGAATTGTACCAGACTTGTAGTTTTCATCTACAAGCATGGATTGCTCGTTACCAAGCTCATCCAAATATATCACCTTACCAATCTTTTTCTTACTAATCCAATAAGCTCTCACTACAACATACTTGTAACCAAAAGAAGAAACATTGGATGTGAGTCCTAAGAAATCCTTGAGACCATCATTGTTCTCCTTCATTTCACTCTCGATAATCATACGAGTCTGAAGAACCAGTGGATCAAACGTATCGTATTGAACTGAGTCAATACCTGGTGTCACATTAGGATTACCCAAGTTTGATTCACGGACATTAATAAGTCCATAATCTTGGAGAGAACTTCTTAGATGATCAATCTCTTCTTTAGTGAGGTCAGGAATACTTTCAATAATCTCTGAAAGCTCCATAACTTGAACAGTACCTGCAGCATAAGCACCTTGAGCTCTCCCTGTAGGGTCAGAGATATACTTTCTATCAGGCGTTGTAAGAAACCATGTATTTTTTGGGTTAGCCACTTCAATATTAAATCCAAGCTTTGAGTTGTCTTCATAGATGTGATAAAATTCTCTAGCTGAAATCAATAAGTCACGGAAAGCATCTTCACTCTTTTCCTTCAAGTTAAACTCTGCCTTTTGACATGTCAGTACATGGTTTGCCCATTTTTCAGCAACAGATGTGTAGCTGTCCAGACTTTCTTTCACCTGTTCAAAGGTGAGTTGCTCCAATTCCTCTTCATCAATTTCTACACCTTCAATAGCAGCTTTCTCAAGAATTTTTTGTTTAGCCTGAGCTAAAACATACTGTTGCAGAATTTCAGTTTTGAACTGCAATTCTTCAGCCTTACTATCATCATCAAACGCCTTCACCCTGAATGTATCAGGGCGCTTGGAAATCTCACCCACCAGATTGTTCACAGGTGTGGTGATGATTGAATACATTTTTACGTATGCAGGAAGTTGCAAATCAGCTGTAAGTACATCTGTGAAACTTCTCACCTCTGGTTCCTGATAGAAATCTTCCATTCTCAGGATACCTTTCATCAGGTCATAGTTCTTCACAAAGGTGTCACGATTCTTCACATACTCAGCATACGCCTTGTTTGCAAAGTAGTCCATCGTGTTCTTTATCCAACTCTCATCCTGTTTTTCCTTATCAGTTTTGAACTGGTCAGGAAATATGTTCAAATAGGCATACCTGATGGTAGCGTCTTTTGTATATCTAATTATTGCCATTACGAGAACAATTTATTTGTTTTTCTTCTTTGAAATAATCCTCTGGACTCAGTGAATAGTTGGTTCTTTTTGTTTGGTTTGAACAATGCAGCCACTCTTCCATCCCCACTACCACCCACTTTACCAATTATTGGATCCATTCTATACGCCTGTGCAAGAGCTAGTTCAGCAGCTACAATTCGGTCAAAGTTGTCTGTATCATTGTATTGAATAATCTCTTCCAACAATACAGGGTCAAATATCCTTGACAATCCTGTCACTTCTTTAATGACATTCCCTTGATCATCAGTTTCTTTGTATATAACTTCCTCCATATACTTCTTCAAGCAGGAATGAAGGTAGTCTCTGATTTTCTCAGCGCTTCTATGAATACCATATTCACGTTTCACTGTAGTTCCTGGCACCACTTCTTTTAACCACTCAGGTTGCTTTTCAAGATAGTGAGCATCCCCTTTTGCTTTCATGTATTCAATGAACGAAATATCATCATTTTCACAGAGCGTACGTGCATTGTAATACTTGATGAGCAGTCTTGCCTGTTCTTCCCAGGTTTCCTTCTTATCAGGTCTTGCACAATACGAAGCTACGAACATATCTTGATATTTCTCACCAGAAATGTCGTGCATTCGTTTATAAATATAAACAGACCCCAACGAACTACTGTAAGCAGCCTGTCCTTGTCTGTAGGGGTCAACTCCTGCCACATATAATCCATATGGAGGATTTTCTACAGGAAACTCATATATCACCACTGGAGCATCCTTCAGATCATCAGTTTTCAGGGGGAAATTGGTGATTGGCAACTTGTCTGTAAACTCGTGTGTAATCTTTTCCCCATCATGCACCATTATAACTGGCACACCTGTTCTTTCCTGATAGAGCAATCTAGACTTCTGTCGTTTTGCTCCCTCTATGTCAAATATGTTTTGACTTGCTGAAAGGAAACACTCATCCACAGTGATAGGATAGTACATCACCTGCTTGAGGTAGAGTGTTCTATCTGGGTTGAGTTTGGCTGCAGCTCTTTCCTGATTGATTTTCTCCAGAGCTTTCTCCTTGTCAGAAACAAACATTTCTATCTTGGACAGCTCTGAAACATCAGGCAGATTCATACCTCTTACATTAATAAGGTAGTCAGCCAGAGTGGATTTGTATTTACAATCCTGTCTATATAAACCAGACAGGAACAATCCAGTTTTCTTGTTATCCTCTGTATCAAATGCCAAGAAGTTGTTTGCTTCTGGGTTGTAGAAGAAGTTCTCAGCATCCTTTCCGTTTTCAAAACTACCACCTGTACCAACAAGAATAGGAACAGCTCTCCAGCCATTCTTACCTTTGAACGCAGGTTCAGCAGCCTTAAATGCAGATGAGAATGGATACTTACCCACCTCATCCATAATGAAACTCTTTGCTGTTGTACCAGCAGCCACCTCTGTGTTGTGACCATCTTTGGCGTTACGTATTACAATATAGCTCCATATCTCATCTTCACCATCAGGACGCTTATATCCAAGTCTCACCTGATTAGATCTCCATGTTTTATCCAGACGTGGAATTGCAATACCCTTCCAGAGTTTCTTCAGACCGAAGTCCACTTTATCCTTCAGCAAGGACAAGTCATTATCATTACCACAGACAATTACATTCTGTGTGTTCTTAAACATTGTGGCGTTCATGCCAAAATAGGAAGCCTCCATTTCAGACTTACCACCCTGACGACCACCCACCTCAATATAACCAGTACGAGTTTCTTTAGCTTTCTCCAGTGCTTCAGCTCTAATCCATTCATTATCACGGAGTTCTGGAAGCAGCTCTCTACGAATGTCATTCGCATATTCATCCACATCATCAATCCTAATCCACCAATGGTTCAGGTGCCAATACAACCATCCAGAAATATACACCCCGTTAATTGTAACACCCCCTAATATCTTCTCCTCTTCCCACTTTATTAATTGACGAAACTCTTCCGTACCAGGAGATGGAAGAGTTTTCATATTTCTAAAAAATTCTGTAGATTTGATTTCCATGTTACATCATCCTTTCGGGGACTTCCCCACTACCACGAGCTTCCTTCTTAGCTTCCTCTTTCTCACGTAGTTTCTCCACCACTTCCAGAAGAGCTAGGTAGTTCTTCATGGTTTCCTGTATAAACTTACCCTGGGCCTCAATAGATGCAATCACCATAGGAAGCATCCCACCCTTAGCTGTAGGTTTCCACTCTATTCTATCCTTCAATTCATGAAGGGGATTGGCATCCACATAAGCTTTCCAAGAAGCCAGTTGTTGTTCTGCCCAATCCAATTCAGCATTTACATATGTAGTTTTAGTAATCTTCGCCATCTTCTTCTTTGAGTATGTTAGCTAAATCCATCCCATCCTTCAAAATCTCATCAATCTCCTTGTCGTCTGTATGAGGAATATCAAGTTCTAATTGAGATTTGTATTTCTCCAGAGCAAACAGTAGCTCCTTATCTGTCAATCCCCAAATATCACCATATCCGTCCAGAGCTGTTGAAAGGTGTCTTCCCATATTGTATGTTGGGAAAGCTGTCTTCAACTGTTGTAACAGTTTAATCACCTTGCTGTAGTTATCTGTTCTTGTCATATCAATTCATTAAGCATGTCTCCGTCCAGAGAAGTTGATTCAGGAGGAGGAGGGTTATCAGTTTGTTCAATACAATATTCTGGAAGAATAACAATCTCGATTGAGTCCTGAGCATCACCAGGTTTACCAACAATGTCAACATAGTCAGCACCTCTATCCCAAGCGGCAGCTAACACTTCCATCAGTGCTCGTATGGGAATCTTTCTTATTGTCAGTTTGTTATCTTCCATTACTTTTAATTTCTTCCTCTTGATCAGCTGTCATTAGGGCTACCCATTTGTTTAAGGGACAGCTGCAAGACAGACATTTTGTTTTTGCAGAAAGGGTGCATCCACAATGTGTACAGTGTTTATCCACTCTAATTGTTTTGTACCCCTTCCTATTGTCAGAATGGTAGGGACATCCGTTACAGATTTCCAATCTCTCCTGACTGGTCTTCTTGATGAGTTGTTTCAACTCCTTCGGGGGAAGCAGGTTGTTCCTCCACCCCTCGTAAATCTGTGACACATTCATATAACCTTGGTTTTAAATCTCTTACACCGTAACAAGCCATCTCATATTTGAGAGCAGAAGATTTTCGTTTTGCCTCTGGTAAATTCTCATCTACCATCCTTTCAGCAAATAGGCGTTCCTGGCTTTCCAGCTTCTCCAACAACTTCTGTGCCTTCTTTGTATTAAACAGAAATTTACCAAACCCACTAATTTCCAAACTCTTATGTTTGGCAAGGGCTTCATGTGCACTCTGAAACTGATGGTTGACAACAGCCTCAATAGTCTTTTCACTAACCATCATTTTGACAGCCATTTTCCTAATCAGATAGTCCTTTATGGAAAGACTAACTGGTTTGTCTGTGAACAAGCTTGAGCTCAAGAGTGATGTCATTGTCAAAATTTAATACAATTTGAGGATTCACTTTCACCTTCCCACCGTCCTTTACCAACACCTTCAGCTTCTTCAGCTTAGAAATAATGTTGTTAATAGACTGATTGGTGGTTTTATGCTTTTCACAAAAGTCCTTACGGTTGTTAGCATAAGAGATGTTACCCCTAATAGCTGTAAAAGCTACTAGCTGTATCTCTCTAGGTGTAAGCTTGAGATCATTGATAGCAGATAGAATGGTATAATATCTCTCAGCTAAGAGATAGCTATCCATTTCAACTTTCTTCAATTTTTGTAATATGATCTTCATATGTAATTAATACAAAGATAAACCAGTTTCCAACACATTCAAATACAATCTTTTATACTATTGCTATATTATGCTCCATTTTCACCATTATATCTAAAGGAACATCTATATCCCTACCCCACCCAACCACCCCAAAGTTATAGCTCCTCAGGAATACAATCCAAATATTTCTATTAACAAATACTAACTGTCAGGGAATAGCCTGACAAATCCCTAATAAAACGCAGGATATACCCTGACAATTTCCACGTGAAACATTCCCAAAACTATATGCAAACGCATACCCCCAATGTAAAAACACCCCCTCCTATATGCCTTTACATATAAACACTCCCCCCAAAAAATTTGATATGTGAACGATGAAGGAGGTTACTCCACCCTAAATCCCCCAGTACATTTTGAGTGATCGGGGTATCCCCCCAGTCACACTCACAGAGCGAAAGGATTTGCTCAGGAGGAATCGTGCTAAAAAACTTTAACAGCACACCAATTCCATCCCAAATCCTTTTGTACGTTTCGTTTATTAATTTCAAACCATAAAAATCAAAGAACGATGAAGAATTATGTCATCAACAATGGTAGTTTCACAGCGAGTGGAAACTTTTCAGGCTACACAGCTTTAGGTGAGCGTGTGCACATTCACAGTCGTCAAATGCAAGCATTGGGTTGGTCCAAGCAGGAAGACGTTCAGTTTCCTTTCTACGTGATTGGTGCTACCAAGCAGATTGGTCAGTTGGGTGCAGACGGTAAACCCCTGAAGAATGCAGACGGTACAGACGTACTTGTTGACCGTTTGACAGCTTTGAGTGCGTTCAAGACACGCAACGAAATCAAACAGGCTCATGCTGATGCAGCATTGCTTGACATTGAGATTGCTCAGGAAATCTCTGCCCAAGCTACAACAGCTGGTCTCAGCGAGCAGGCTGTTAAGAACTTGCTGTCAGTAGCAGTTTAACATTGATTGAAAGTCCTCTTGAGAACATCAGGAGGACTTTCTTTTTCTTACACACCACATTATATATATGGGTGGGAATACATGGAGTGTTTCGTAGGGTGGGAGTTTGTTTAACGTAAAGTGCAAAAAACACGGGAAAAACTTAGTTGTCGTTAAACAAAATAATAGAGATGAAAAGTTTTTACGGCTATCATATATACTTTTTTCATAATGCATTCATTGATAATCAATGAGTTATGAAGATTTTATGTGAGAATGAGAATGGTGGTATGTACCATCATGGAATAAAAGGCTCTATAAAGAGCCACAAACAAAACAGAAATAACACGCAATAAATATAGCATTTACATTAAACAATGTGCATACAATAGAGATGATGATGATGATGATGGTTATTCCTATATAGAGAAATAGATGTTTGTATGTATTGGAAGATTATATTAAGCTCTTGAACGGGCTCTTTTCTTTTGTCTTATTATCCCAATCTATAAAATGGCTGTATACAGCCGCTAACAACATGAAAAAGTATGTATTGCTTCAGATGCCAGACAATTCTTATTCTGTTAACACTTTTGAACAGTGGGAAGCCAATCCTGTTGGTAAGGTGGTGGACACGAGTTCTAACAGACAAGTTCTTGAGAATGAAGCTGATCAACGTAATTACGAGCGTGAACAGCAATTGGAATTTGATTTGTATGATTATAGCTTCTAAATCAATTAGTTATAAGAAAAAAGAGCCTATTACAGGCTCTTTTCTTTCTTCAATCAAAAACCAATCTATATGTACGAATTCATCACAATGTACACAACGTTCAGAGTAACGGATGTGTACCCATCAGCACTCAATCCAACTTTTGATGCTGTTTGTCTCGTTTATCCTAATGGAATGCCATCAATTTTTTACCTATCTAAAAACTAACAACATGAAAAACAAAATCATTGGAGCAATTTCCTTACTAATCGCATTTGTTATTATGTTCACCTCACCAGTGATATATGATAACTATTTTAGTTATTTCCAACTGGAGAAAACAGGTGGAGCAGGTTTGGTTGTAAGTCTTTCTCTTGCATTTGCAATTTACATCTTCGGTGGAATTGCATTTGAATTTCTCACCAAAAAACAGGACAATCATGAAAGCTGAAAGAAAACGTATGGCTGCTCTGTTACAGAGAATGCTAGACCATGAAGAATTGTTTAATGTAGGACTTTGCTTGTGGGCTGGTGCTATGGAATGTGCTGGCTATTTCACACTCAGAGAAGAAACTGATGTACGAGATTACATCAAAAGGAACAGACCTACAGAGAGATGGACATATGATGCTCTGTTCTATCAAAATGGACCAGAGAGTTTATACTACTGGAAGAAGCATGAAAAAGGTCCAAGAAAACGCTGGCTCAAGAAACATATCAAATTACTCTTAAAAGATTGACAATGAGAAACATAGTCGAACTACTTGAGATAATGCTTAAACATAAAGACCTGTTTTATACAGGTCTTTGTGGTTGGGCAGAAGACCTTGCTTATGAAGGCATTATTACATATGATGAAAAAGAACGTTTGCGTGATTTCATCCAACAAAATCCACCAGGTTTATGGAGTTTTGATAGAATATGGTATTGGGCTGGTGATAGTGATGGGTTTTATTGGGAATATGGAGAAATAGCTCCAAGAGAACGTTGGATTAAGAAACATATCAAAAAACTCAAAAAGCTAAACAAATAAAATATCAAAACATGAGAAAGCGTACAATTCCATCAGACGATTATGTGCTGGCTGTAAAATCACCTGTTGCACAAAAAGCAGTTATTGATTTTTTCAATGTTAACAGTATTGATGTCTATGAAGACACAACTGAATTTGATCCTAAATATCCCTATTTATATTGGGATGCTGATAATAACTATTTGTGTCAGACAGAAGATCTTGATGATGATGACAAGATTGTCGTTAACACTGTTGAGGAGTTTCTGGAGCTGTTCTTCAGCTACTATCCATCATTGCAATTGAATGAAGAATATACAGCATACATTGATCCTAAAAAGGAAATAGTTACCATTGGCAGTGAGGAAATTCCTTTTGAAAAGATCATGGAGCTTGCAAAAATTGTAGATAACACAAAATCGTAATTATGAAGCTGAAAAAGCACTTGCCTGAATTCAGTATTGGATTTAATAATCCAAGCGCAATTGAACAGGAAGCATTAGTGGACCTCTTACGCAAGTATGGGGTCTGCATTTATGCTGGCACAGAATTTCCTGATGATGAATATCCATACATCTATTGGACTGGAACAAAGATTGTACAAACAAAGTATGGTACTGGCAAATATAAAACTGTCTCAACCATTTCTGAATTTGCATCATACTTCCTAGAATCTTCTACACAGGAACTAGAGCTCAATGAGAATTACAAAGCTGTCATCAATTATGAGACTAAGACAGTTGTTGTGAACGGGGGAATGACTATTCCTTTTGAAAAGATTCTCGAACTCGAAAAACTCATCAATCAATAATCTCAAAAACCACAAATCATGAAAACGTTTAAAGTAGACGAAGCATTTATTAAAGAAGCATACAAAGTTGCAAACGGAGAATGGAGAGAGAAACTAGAAGAACAATTTCCAGAGGCGTTTAAGAAGGAAACCTTCTTGGACAAAATTTACAAAACAGTGAATAAAAAGCCATACGATAATTCAAAACAATACATTTTCATCCAAAATGGCTATCTGGCAGTGAGAATGCCTACTGCTAACAGAGAATGGTCTATGGAAAACTTCGCATTCATCAACGATGTGTGTACCAAGTTTCCTGAAGCCTATCCTGTTCATGGTGAGCAATATCTTAATGAAGTTAAAGACCATGAAAAGTATATGCGTGATGAAACCTATCAGCTGGTAAACATTATGCATTACGTTTAACACAACATTTACAAATAAAGGGCCTTCGGGCCCTTTTTAAATTTCATTTTATGGCAGTGTATGAATCATTCAATAGTCTTAACGGTAGGACGTTAAAAGCAAATGATCAGCTCATTTTTAAAGATGGAGTAGGGAATGTGCAACATACTTATGTCATGTTCTATCATTCAAAAAACAATCGTATTGTATTTACCGCAATGGGATTAGATGTAGAAAAACTTGCATCAAAAGTATATGGTTATGGATATCGTCCACTTGGTAGCTGGCCTACAACAAACGGTAGGGATTTTGAAGCACTCACCAGACTTGCACTTGTTGTATTTGCATTTGAAGAAGGTGCAGAATCTGTAAAATTGAAAATGCCTGATGGTAAATGGGTGAATATAAATCGTAACAAATTCATCTTGAAGAATCCACCACCAACTTTTGATATTAGAGTGGGTACCTATGGTGCTAAATACAGTGGTAATGAACTTCATGTAGGTTGTCAGAAGATTCCTTTCAAGAAGGTAGAAGAGGTGTATAAGAAAATGCTTTCACTCAGAAAAACCAAATAACATGTATCAATGTATTAAAACTTTCACTGCAAGTAATGGTAGACAATATGTTAAAGACCAAGCAGTTAGCGTGTATGGATATAGAGAACTTTCCTCTCTAGAACAAAGAAACTTTGTCATCATGCCTGAACGCAGATCAGATGATGATGATGATAGTGGTATTGGTAGTATCATTGATACGGCTGTAGCAGTTTCATCTCTGTTCAACACTTTCAGTGGTGGTGGCAGTTCATCTTCTGATACCTTTGGAGGATTCGATGGTGGTGATTCAGGAGGAGCAGGTGCATCTGGTGACTGGTAATTTTCTCATTCAAAAAACCCAAATTATGCAAAATAAATTTGTTATAAGCGGTAAGTACCGTATTAAGTCTAAGTCAACTGGATGTACAATTGAAAAATCTTCTATGTTGAGAGTAGCAAAAGAAAATGGACAAGAGTTTTTATATTTTACTGGAATAGATGAAAATGGATTAGTTTTCAATCATGAATTTATAAAAGATGACGGAGATTACTTTCTTCCTCAAGATGTAGAAGTGTATCTAGAAGTTGGAGGTAAATACACTCCAATTGACAAAACAGCTTATGGATTTGAAGGTCTTGAGCAATCTGAAAACTGGAAAGATGCAAAGATACTAAATCAACCTTTTCTGTATTACGTTGGTGCAGAAAAACCACGTGATTTCCACATATTTTCTTACAGAGAAGATAAGAAATTCGGGGACTATTTCATGATAGACGACATCATTCCTTATGTTGAGGGAGCAGAAATCGTAGAATTCAACATCGAAAACAATACCACTAACACACAAAATCAAAAAGAAATGGAAAGAACTTTTGAAGTGAGTGAAAAATTCATTCAAGAAGCTTATACTTCAGCATGCAGTGAATGGAAACAAAAAATCAAGGAGAAGTTTCCAGAAGCCATTTTAGAAAAGCCATTTAATTTTGATAAGTCTTGGACAGTTACAACAAGTAATCAAGGTGACAGACCAATTATAATTGGTCAAGGTTGGGCACCTGATGGTAAAGAATTTGAGTGCTTGGTTGTGAATGATGGCTGGGAAATGAGAGTTTCAGAACATAATGGTCGTCAAGTGCTGGAATTCTTCAGAAAGTAAATCAATTCATGCTCCAGGGGATTATTCCTCTGGAGCTATTCACATCAACAAAAGAAAATAACATGGAATACTCATTCAGAATCAACGAAGAACATGAATGGTTAACAATCATTGCATTAGCCAAGTCTCAGAACATCAAGTTTTGTAACACATACCTGCAAGAAGGATATGGAGAATACCCAACTTGTGTTCTCAACTTAGCAGTTCCTGAAATCTTTGGATCAAAAAGCACAAGTTACAAAACTGTCACTTTTGAAAGATTTCTGAAACTGATGGTTCAGACAAAAGTGGTTCAGATGCAACTCACAGATAATTACGAAGCAAAAATCATCACTAGTGAAAATGTGGTGAAGGTTGGTTGTCAAACTTTCTCATTTGACAAGGTGAGAGAACTTGCTACTTTGGTAAAAGAACATATGTAGATTTGGGTTATGATGAGGAAGAAAACAGCCCTTGAAATATAGGGCTGTTTTTATTATCTTTGTCAAAAAGCATATGGGCCCGTATTGGTTTTGACAGCAAAGGAGTGGGTATGTACACATGCAGAGAGATGATACTGTCTCTTAATACTGTATCGAAAAACAAATGCTAAGACTCGTTCTCAGCGTGTAGCAGAAGGTGAAGCTATCCTGGCTTCTATCTTCCAGACTGAAGCAGTAGCTGCCTAAGTCCTACGGGGTAGTTCATACCTGGCAACATAAACTGAACAAACTGTTTTCCTGGTTTTCTCAAAACTAGGTGGTGGAGCAGTCACAAACCAGTGACTCCAAAATCCTTACCGCACTCTTAGGATATAAGTGAGTGTTTACGGTGCAGCAGCAATGCAGTACTAAGCATGTGAGACGTTGTATGTACAAACTATTTGTTTGGACAAGGGTTCGACTCCCTTCGGGTCCACTTAGTTGTTAGTAGATTGGTAACAAACCCCACTGTATTTCTATACTGGTGGGGTAATTTTAAATCATTAATCAAAAGATATGACAAACAAAATTTGGCATAAAGTTGAAATAGCAACAGAAGATCAAAATGTTTCAATCTATCCTACAGAAGGATTTAATGGACTTGTTATTGAAGCAAAAGAAATGAATAATTCTCCAAGTCCAAGACTCTATCTCAACAGGAACGAAATGGAACTGTTGATATTGAAAATGAAAGAGATGATGGATTATGTAGAATCTTAAATATCTATGGGTGTATGTGTTTATTGCGTTGGGCGATGCCCATAAATACAATTTCAACTGGGGTTTCTGGGAAACACGCAAACCAAGTGAATAGCCCACACAAAAGCCCATAGATATATAAGATAAGTTCTTTGTAGTTGGTGTGGCCATAGAAGTGCAGGCTGCTGGATTTATTCAGTCGGAGTTAACCCAACCCTGCCACCAACTACATTTTTAAGTTCTTTAACAACTACTGATTGACTACAAACAAGCTCTTGAGCAGTTATCAACGGCTGTCAACCCTAGTTGAATAGGGTGAGTCTTAACCATGTCAGAGTAAGGAGAGTATTCTCACAGTTCTAAGATGTGAGTAGTTTGGGTTGATGTGGCAAGCGGTTACCCGAGGTAACTTAATCATGAATAAACATGAGTAACGCTTACTACCCTACTTAGAAGGCAGTAGTTGTTATCTTCTATGTTGTCTGTGAATCACATTAAACAGTCAGTCGTTAAACATTGATACGACTTTAAACAAAGAAGGTTACCCTGATGACAGGGTTGCCCACGCTAAGAGAGTAGGTTTATACCACGCTTAGAAAGTCGGGAAGGAGTAATCCACACGTGTTGTTCCAAGGGCATGGAACTCTCGATTAAAGTAACAGATGGGTCTTCTACGTGATTTCCCAGAGACTGTACAACACGAATGAGTGCCAAGCAAGCGTAGTTATCAGAGGAACGATCACCTCTTTGGGTTCCCAGCCCATAATACAACGAGATATATAACTACGTGACCCTACTCTTACAGAGGTAGGTGTAATCAACTAAGACTTGAAAGCATAATGTAAGACAAGAGGGTGCTAAACAAACAGTCAGGTGGTGGAATTGGCAGACCGTCTCTTGGTTGAGAAGGCTTATAGTCCATGTTCGGGGATTAACTCTTTGGCGTACCGACAACTACAGTGAAGTACTGAATGTACCTCTCCTGATGTAGCGACAGAGTTTTAACTATAAGTATACATGTTCGAATCATGTCCTGACTACAGCGCAGTTTTTAGAATGATTAGGTTGTTCTATACCCGTTATTTCTGCGGATACTAAATTAAAAACTAACGGGTAAACAGTCAGGTGGTGAAAGTGGTAAACACGCAAGGTGCAGGGACCTTGTGAAGATAAAGCGAAATGTCGCCCCGTACAGCTTATAGCTGGTGACACATATGAAAGCTCTTCTTGCAGGTTCGATTCCTGCTCTGACTACTAAAACAACAAACATGTTACCAACACAAAAGAATGCTTTGAGCTGGTACAACACTCACCTACAGATCATCAGAAAGTATGATGAGCACAATAGCCCATTGGCTACTAAGTACAAGACCTGGTGCTTTAAACACAGGTTATTACGTCATCATTAAATCAAAAATCAAATGAAATTACCTTTCTACAAGAAGGAGGGCAGATGGTATGCTGACCTTCCAGAGTATATTCATGCAGGTGGCACAGAAGCAGATTGTGAAATGGTTGCTGGTGCTGACACATGGTTAGACTTTCTTTCCAATAATGGGACAAACATCACATTAGAGATTGATCATCAAGAACCTTTGTCTAACAAGATTACAAGAATAGGTATTGATGACTTTGGTGCTACATACATTGCACATGAGTACAATGAGGAAATTGTTAATCATGTCCTCTGGATATGTCCTGTGACACTCTTTGTGTTTGGGGAATACCCTGAAACCATTTATTTTCAAATCGTAAATGAATAACCATGACAATACATTACGCAGACATCATCATCTACTTCATAATTCTCATGCTCATCTGGTTCCTTTTTGATAATGAACGTGATAGTGAATTAGCAATAGTAATTAGCATAATATTCACTCTCATTTACATAGTGGTGTTTGCAATACTGCCATATAATTGGGATGATATATTTCGCTACATTAAGAATGACGTAAAATTTGTACCATGACACAACAAGAAATACTTGATTACAACAAAAGATGTGCTGAGTTATTGAACTTAAAAAAGTGGATTGATTCAAACGAACATATTGGATTTCATGTTAATCCAAAAGTATTGAATGCTCAACAAGAAGGTGATGGGTCCAGTCCTTGGGCAGTATTGTTTTCTGAACTTAAATTCCATTCAGATTGGAACTGGATAATGGAAGTAGTTGAAACTATTGAAAAATTAAGGGTATTACTACCTGAAAAATATAAAAAGGGATTTTTAAAGAATTCCACTCACGGAAACATAATAATAAATTCAGATTATGATCCGAGAGAAGAATTTGAAGGTTGGAGTTCTTCATGTTCAATAGAATTAGAACAACCTTTTATATATTCTTCTTTAAACCACGAACCAAAAAGATTTGATTCTAAAAAAGAAGCGGTAGTACAAGCAATCAATCAATTTTTAATTTGGTACAATGAACACACCAGTAAATTACCCAATAGCTAAATTGCTAAAAGAAAAAGGGTATAACGAACCGTGTGCGTTATTATACGATGAGAACGGTAAAATAAGTGGGACCAAGATGAGTATGGCTGGTCATCCAAACATCTACATAAACAAATACTCAGCTCCCACCATTGCAGAAGTAGTAATGTGGTTGTATGAGAAGCATGGAGTTTGGATTAGTGTAACTCAAGGGAAAGCCTCTGAAAATTTTGGTTACAGAATACAAGGGAGAGAGTCCTTTTTTGAAGTTAATTATACTAGAACAACACCAACCGAAGCCTACGAAGCAGCTATTGAATATGTATTAACTAACTTAATCTAAAACCAACAAATATGACAATTTTTAAATGCAAACAAACATTCAGTTCAAAGAACGGAAAGTACTATCGCACTGAACAAACAATCAGTGAGAGTGAATTTCTCAAACTAGATGGTTGGGAAAGAAACAACTTCAAACAAGTTATTGTTGATGAGGAAGATGTTACGTCTAGCATCATTGATACAGCAGTTGCTGTAAGTAGTTTATTTAACACATTCACTAGCAGTTCACCAAGCAGCAGCGATAATGATGGTGGTAGTGGTAGTATTTTTGATGGATTTGATGGTGGTGATTCTGGTGGTGGTGGAGCAACTGGTGACTGGTAAGATTATTTAAAATCAACAGATTATGACAATTGTATACGCATTGCTTGCAGCATATTTACTCTTCCTCTATTTAGCATACAGAGGAGCCAGAAGTATGGATGAAGACATTGATTAAATTAATAATATGATAGGAACAATCTTTAGAAAACATGTAGACAGACATGAAATGGGTACAGCTGGTAAGTCCATGTACCAATCATGGAAAGTGGTTGCTGATATGGGAGATGGTGTATATTCTTGCGTTCGTGTAGATAGTACACAAGATCCAATGGGTGCAGCCAGTCCTCAGAAAAGAACATTCAAAGAGAAAGACATTCTTAACTACTTGAAAACCAATCAATAATGTATTTTCCCGTAGAACTCGTGCTAAAAAGCTACATGCCCAAGCAGCTTGAACCAGGAATGTGGTTCATTACAAAGCTCAATCAGGGCACACATAAAGAATATGTTGAAATCTGGGCTCTGGATAAATATCCTATTGAGTCTATGGAAGACTTTATTGTTAAAAATGGGGCTCCTGTAGAACCCTATCTAATTTATGATGAGCAAGTGATTGCTGAACCTCATGAAATTGGATGGTGGGATGAAGGTGACCACACTGATGAACTCAGAGACATCACTCTCAAAGACATCAATTACATTCTATCTGAATGGGATGGTGCAGTGTATATTGAAATAGATGATGATGATTATGAAGAAGAGGATGAAATAAATCCCATCATGTATGCTGATAAAGTTACATTAGCGCTTCCTTTCTTTGAAAATGAAGAAGAAGATGATGATGATGATGAATTTCTTGATGAAGAAGAACAAATTGATGAACCAGAAACCCTCTAATAAGAGGGTTTTTAAATTTAAAAACTATGGCAATTAACGTAACATTTGAAAGATGTAATTTTCAAAGTAAGAACACCTTTCCTAAACTTATGGTTGTCAGAACTGCATGTTGTAACGCTGGCACAATTGTCTTTTTTGAAAAAGAGTGTTCAGGTACAGTGCTATTTGGCACAGGTCATTGGAAAGATAGAGTTGGTCACTTTAGTGATAGTTGGTGTATGGCTGATTTTGAAGAGTTCAATGAAGCTCTTAAACTAAAAAATGAAAAATCATGAATGTAACATTAGAAAGAATGCAACAAATTGAGCAAGAGAGAGCTCAGGTGCAATCTGATCCAGAATTTCGTAAATGGGCTGAAGAGCTCAATGTTGGAAGAATGTATGTAGACAGAGAAGGCGCTATCAAAGCCAATCAAATGATGTCTATGTGGAATGTCAATCCAAAAAGAAAACTTTTTTCATAATTATCAAAACTTCATCCTTATGTCAGCTACGTTAGTTTATCGCTCCTCTTGGAGCCAAGTTAAACCATTGGTTTACACAGACGATTCCTGTCTTGACTCAGTTAACAAATTTGTAGATTCCGTTTTCAAGAAGAAAATGAGAACCAATCGCTTAGTGAGTGATGGTCAGAAGATGTATTACAAACCTTCTGAAGAGTACAAACAATATGTTGTACGTTTTCGCAGAACTAAGTAATTTTACATTGCCCTGCTCCATTAGGAGTGGGGCATTTAAACCTAAATTATGGAAAATATGTTCAATTGGGTGTTTCATTACAACCCATATCTAAATCTTTGGAATGCTATTCCAAGGCATAAATATCAAGAATATTGGTCAAATTTAACTGCTGATGAGGTGTTAAAATCAAAAGACCTGAATGTTTTAATTGAAATGATTAACAAGGGAGAAGATTTCATTAAGTCTATTCCTGAGGAAAAGTAACTGTTTAAAAATAAACATATGAAGGTGGTGATTTACGACATAGAAACTATGAAGGAACTGTTCCTTGTAGGAGTGATGGTTCCTGATATAGCTGTCTATTTTGAGTTTGAAGTGAGTAAGCATTCAAATGATTTGGACAAGTTTGCAAGATTTACAGAAGAGTACAAAGACCATTATTGGGTAGGATATAACAACTTACGCTTTGACTCTCAAGTAGTTGAATGGGTGCTACGTAATTATGAAAACTGGCATGAACTCAGCGCTATGGAAATCACCTCTAAAATTCACCAAAAGGCTCAGGACGTTATTCATGATGCTAATTTTGATGTATTTCCTGAATACAGAGAGTCAGATTTGTCTCTGAAACAGATTGATTTGTTTAAGGTGCACCATTTTGATAATAAGAATAGAAGAGTGAGTCTCAAACGATTAGAGTTTGAGATGGACCTTGAGAACATTGAAGAAATGCCTATTCACCATGATAAGAAGGATATGACATTTGAAGAGGTTTCTCTAACAAAGTCTTATTGTAAAAATGATGTGCATGCCACATATGAATTCTACAAAATCACAATAGGCGATACAGATCATCCTCTCTATAAAGGCAATAATCAGCTTGAGTTGAGGAAGGATATTGAAGAGGAGTTTGGAATTCCATGTCTTAACTATTCAGACAGTAAGATTGGTGATGAAATGATTAAAAAGTTTTATTGCCAACAGAAAGGAATTGAATACAAGGAGCTTCCTAAAAAGGGATTCTTCAGAAAATCAATTGATGTAAAAAACTGTATAGCTAAGTATGTTACGTTCCAAACTCCTGAGCTTCAAGCATTTCTGAAGAAAATCAAAAAGCTTCAACTCGGTCTCCAGGATGATTTCAAAGAAGAACTTCATTTCTATGGAAATGTTTATTCCTTTATGAAAGGTGGTTTGCACTCTGAGAACAAGCCTAAGATATTTGAAGCTGATGATGAGTATGAAATAATTGATTGGGATGTTTCGTTAACAGTATGGCGAAACTAAAATTCCTTAAATTGACGGGAACCTCCTTAGAGCTTAACCTACCAAGTTGTGGTAGAAATACACACAATGGCTGAAGTAACTACTCAGGTATGGTAAAAAAGGTTAAGATTGGACAATCCGCAGCCAAGGGTCTATAGTGAAATAGATCAAGGTTCAGAGACTAAACAGGGAACATTTAACAATTTCTTAAAATGAGTGTCTTGGTTCTATCCATGTAACTGTTTACATTTGTAACATGAAACTGAATAGAAAAGAACACTTGAACAAAAGTGGAATATATTGTATACGAAACAAAGTAAATAATAAGGTTTACATAGGAAAAGCTAAATGTATTTATAGAAGAATCAGACAGCATATCAACAACCTCAATAAAAAAAATAGAAAAGAGGAAAACGATCATCTGATAAATGCATGGCATAAATACGGAAGACTTAATTTTGAATACTTTGTTATAGAATATATTCCACTTGACACACTGAAAGAACGAGAATTATATTGGCAGAAAGTCTATAAATGTACAGATAGAAAAAGAGGATATAATTTTAGAGAAGATTCTGAAACAGGTTGTGTTGTTTCTCAAGAAACAAGGAAAAAACTTAGTGAGGCTCAAGTTAAAAGATTTTCAGATCCAAAAGAAAGACAAAAAGTAAGTCATACTTATTGGAAAGATAATCCAGAAGCAACTAAGCAAATGGCAAAAAAAGTTTCAGAAGCTACTATTAAATATTATATAGATCAGTACACTAAAGATGGTCAGTTTATAAAAAGATGGAATTCAGTAAAAGAAATAATAGAAGAAAATCCATCTTATAAATGGCAGCAAATATATTCTGTTTGTTCAGGTCACAAACCTTCAATTTATGGGTTTGTTTGGAAGAAGATAGTTAAATGATGATATAGTCCAGCTATAGTTGAAAGATTATAGATTAAGCGTACTATCCAGCAATCATCATTAACAATGAACGTTATCCATACCATTTAGGAAAGGAATTCCTTGCAGGTTATAAGGAAATGTTCAATAAACGATTGGAACTCAAGCCTTTAGCTAAAAAAGACAAGAAAATCAAAGGTATTGTAGGTGCACTGAAGCTTGCTGTAAACTCTGTTTATGGTAAAAGCTCAGACATGCAAAGCTGGATATATGATAGACAGCTCACCATGTTCACCACCATCACTGGAGAGCTTAGTCTGATGATGCTTATTGAGGCATATGAACTACGTGGCATTCATGTCATTTCAGCAAATACAGATGGTGTTACCATCATGGTAAAGAAAACTGATTTAGAGGTGATGAAAGCCATCAATAATTGGTGGTCAGACCTTACCAAGTATGAGTTGGAAAGAACTGATTACAAGAAAATCATATTTTCTACAGTTAATGACTATATTGCAATAAAAACAGATGGAGAAGTTAAAAAGAAAGGCGATTTTCTCACGGATTTCGAGCTTCATAAGAACAAGTCAGCAAGGATTGTCCCAATGGCTCTTGAACAATATTTTGTTAATGATATACCTGTTGACCATACTATTAAGCGTCATAATAATATCTTTGACTTCTGCTTAAGACAGAAAGCAAGTAAAGATTTCCATTATGAAGGAATAAGTAGATCCTCTGGAGATAAGACAGTGTATCACAAACTGATTCGCTATTACATTTCTAACACAGGAGAAAAGCTCTTGAAGGTTAAAAATGAAGACAGCGATAGTACAGCACCTGATATCTCTCAAGTGGAAGCAGGTGAATGGGTAGCTACAGTTTGTAATTATTTGGACAAAAGTCATCCTATGGATAACATCAATTATGCTTATTACATAGAGAGAGCTGAAAGAATCATTAGTAAGATTGAGTCTGAGGGTAAGAAACGAAAGGTGGTAGTGAATCCAAATCAGCTTTCCCTCTTTTAGAAAAAAGATTTGGTAGTTTGTTTTAAATTACATATATTTGCAGAAAATATACAATCATGAAACCGCTGCAAGTAAATTTTAAAGATCAAACCTATAATCTAATTGAAGAAGCTGCAAAGCTACGTTCTAAGTCCTTATCTGACATGGTGGATGAGATAGTTTCAGACTACTTTTTCAAAGAAAAGAAGACTGAAGCTCCTCAGATAGTATTTGATGAGTCTAAGGAAGTTTGGAAAGACATTCCTGGCTTTGAAGGATTATATCAAGCTAGTAATATGGGAAGAATAGCATCTATTAGATATGGATTTAAACTAATGTCTTTAGTTAGAAACCCTACTGGATACCTACAAATTGCTTTTAGAGTTAACAACTCTATTAAAAGAGGATTAGTACATGTTTTTGTTGCTAAAACTTTTTTAGATCAATGTGATGGCTGCACTCAAGTTGATCATATTAATCATGTTAAGACTGATAACAGGGTAGAAAATCTACAATGGATTAGTAGAAGTGATAATATGAAGAACAACTATTCTAGAGGTATTACATCTGTTGATAAACTTAGATCTAAAGGTAAACGTGTAGAACTTTTTGATAAGAATGGTAAAAGTATTGGTATCTTTGATAAGTTAAGAGATGCTGCAAAATACTTAGGAGTCCAACATGGTAACCTTTCAGCACTTGTTAATGGTAAACATAGAGTAAAAAGTTTAACTAAAGACAAAATTACAGCAAAGTTGATTAATTAAATCTACTCTAATGATACATAAGAAAAGAAAACCTATACCAGACAATCATCCTAGACAAAGAATACTGGCTGAGATAGAAAAGGTTAAGGAAGAAGGTATAAAGTTTCCTGAGTACAATCCTCCTCCTAAGAGAGAAATAGAAATGAAAAGCTCTGAAAAGAGGGTTTATAACTCTTTAAAACGTAAAGAGTGGAAACGTAAGAATTCAGCACCTAAACCTTTTATCGGTTGGGAGTATGCTGATAGATATGTACATAGAAAAGTAGAAACAAATGAAACTTAAAAAAGGAGAACGATACAGAGATTACATTGGTAATCTCTGTTTCATTAGCTACATTAGAGGAGATGTAGTGAAGCTTACATTCATTGACACTCCTTCTTATACAGAGGTTTGGGATAAGAAAGATTTTATGAACGAAGTGTGGGGAAACAGATTCTTCCATCAACCTCAAGAGCCTATCAACAGAACCAACATATCTGAACATTTGATTGAGTACCAATTGAATATAATTGGTAAAACAACAGAGCAAGCAAAATCAGTTAAAGAATGGTATTCCAAATGGACCATGACTTCTAAGCAACATGAATTATTCAAAGCATATACAATTCCTTTGTTGCGTAAAGTGTTCAAAATCAATAAGAAAAAAGCTGAAGAAATTTTCAATTGGTTTGACTTATCATTTGGCCTTCGTATAAAAGATTAAAACCCCAACTCATATGGCTTACATTTTTATTGCTATCCTCATAGCAGGATGGGCATGGTTTGGTTATGAGATAAACAAAGCTCCTTTGATAGAAGATGAAGATGCTCCTAAGACAGCAGAATGGCACGATGATGATTATCATCCAGATGTAAAACTTTAAGCATATGCACAGACAAAAACCTTTCATTGAATTACATGAAGATTTTGAAAGAGAGCATCTGAAAGATTTAGTATATTTGCAGGCACAGCAGGCTGAAGAAGAACAAAGAATAATGAAAGAGATTAACGATACTGAGAATCGTTTACCTGCTATAATTAAATTAGTTACTCCAGTTGAACACTATGATGAACTTAAAATTAACTCCCTTCCATTTTGAAGAATTGATTAAAAAGAGTTATTCTTTAGACATCATTTTCTTATTAAAACTGATAGATGAGCAGTATGATGTAAAACCTCTCTGCGAAGAAAGTGCTAAAATCAAAGCTCTCTATCAGTCTTTAATAAGAAAAGGGTTGATTTCTGAAGCAGATGAGAAGGTGACTACCGTTGGTAAAGAATTATTGGTATTTATTTCTACAAAAGAACCAAATAAGATTGTAAAGCGTAAGCCTGCTCTCACAGAGTTTGAAGAGTGGTGGAAAGTGTACCCTGGAACAGATACATTCACACACAATGGTAGAAAGTTTGTTGGTTCTAGAAGTTTGCGACAGAATAAAGAAGAATGTAGGCTCAAATTTGACAAAATCCTTCTAGAGGGAGAATATACAGCCAAGGATTTGATAGAAGCTTTAGTGTTTGATGTAGAGCAAAAGAAAGCTAATTCTATTAAAACAGGAATGAACAAGCTCACATACATGCAAAATTCTCTCACCTATCTGAACCAACGTAGCTTTGAGGCATTCATAGAGCTTATTAAAGATGGAGCTAAAGTTGAAGAAGCTCCTAAAGTTGCTGGAAGTACAGATATTTAAAACTTAAATGATGGAAAAACAACAGACAGCCGTTGAATGGTTAGAAAGTGAACTTTATTCAAGAGGGCCTATTGGAGAAGACGCTCCCGTTTGGTTAAAAGAGTTGTTTCAAAAAGCCAAACAAATGCACCGTGAGCAGATTATTGATGCAGTAGGTGTTGGCAGCCAGTTTGATAGAGATTACCTTTATGGCTATCACGATAAAGCAGAACAGTACTACACACAAACATACGGAGAATAAAACATAAATTATGAGTTTTGAACTACTAAAACATGAGGTTGAACTTGGTCTTACTGGTAGGAATAGTGGCATTCCAATGGGATTCAATAGGTTGAATAGATATATTGGCATTAGAAAGAGCATGTATTTCCTTATTGGTGGTTTAACAGGCTCAGGTAAAACTTCTTTTGTAGATGATGCATTTGTTCTCAATCCTTTTGACTGGTATATCCGTCAAAAGGACCAAAAACTCAAATTACGCATCATATATCGTTCAATGGAGCGTTCCAGAACATATAAACTTGCCAAATGGGTAGCAAGAAGAATATTCTTAGACCACGGAAAAATCATTCCTGTGAGCAAACTATTGGGTTGGAATGAGAAGCTAACACCAGATGAGCATGATTTATTCCTTATGTATGAGGAATATATGGGACTGATGGATGAAACAATCACCATCATAGATGGTCCAGAAAATGCTGTAGGAATAGCTAAAGAGTTAAAAGCACATGCAGTGAAACATGGTAAGATTGAACAGGTAGATGATTATAACAAACGTTATTTCCCAAATGATGAGAACGAGATAACAATTGTTGTGATTGACCACATAGGTTTATTAAAGACCACCAAGGACCAACCTACAAAAAAGGCTGCAATTGATAAAATGTCAGATGAGCTCAGATATGCTCGTGACTTTTATGGATATACGCCTGTTGTAGTGAGTCAGTTCAATCGTGACATTAGCAACCCTATCAGGATTAAGAATGGTGATGTAGAGCCCCAATTGGAGGATTTTGCAGAATCAAGCACCACTCAAAATGATGCTGATGTTGTATTGGCATTATTTGACCCAATGCGTTATAAAGTAGCTGATCCATCTGGATATAATCTTGAAAAGCTCAAAGATGAATTTGGCGCTAAGTATTTCAGAAGCTTGAGACTTATCAAGAATTCCTATGGAGAAGATGATGTACGTATTGGTCTAGGTTTCCTTGGTCAGATTGGTATGTTTAAAGAACTTCCTAAACGTAAAGATATGACAGATGGTGATTATGATTCAGTGATAAACAAAACTTTCTTTTTAAACACATAATATGTACCCGAAATTATTTTCAACTACCCCTCATAACAAAGATCCTCAATGGCAGATTGTATTGATTCCCACAATTTCTATCGTTCGTGATAAGAGAGAGCGATATACAATAGTGAATCTAGAATGGTTATTTTGGAACCTTTCATTTATGAATTATGACTAGAGAAGAATATCTCACACTTAGAAATACAAATCCAGCAATGGTTTTATATCAATACTACGTGGAGAAATTTGATGACACAAAGCATAAGCAATTATTGAATTTTAATGAGTTTTTCATCTATGTAAGAATGTGGACAAATGTTGACTTTCTTCTTGAATATATTATAAGAGAATATGATATAATGTTCTCTATAATATTTGTCAAAGATAGAGATGGAAACTATATAAAAATGCTATGACACTAAGAGATCAAAGGCAAAAAGAATTTGCCAAAGCATGGATTGATGGAGGTAAACATGGTATTCTGAATCTATGTCCTAGATTTGGAAAAATCAGAACCTCCATCAATGCTATGGAGGAGATTAAGCCAAAGGAAGTGTTAATTGCCTACCCTGATTCTAAAATCAGAGATTCTTGGATAGCTGACTTTGAAAATCTAGGATATGATGCATCAAATGTAACATACACTACACATCTATCTATCCACAAGCATAAAGATCTTTCTTTTGACATGGTGATAATTGATGAGATTCACCTATTATCAGAAGCTCAGATAGAAGCTTGTAAGGAACTGCTTGAAAATAATAAAGTGGTGCTAGGACTTACAGGCACACTTTCTAGCTGGACAGAGAAGACTCTCTTAGAGGAACTAGGATTAGTGGTAATTGCAGAATATCCAATTGACAAGGCTATTGAGGAAGGTGTAATCACAGACTATGAAATCACAGTGGTTAGAGTTCCTCTGGACAACAAGAGAAAGAACAATTACAAGGGTAAACTTCGCACTGAAAAAGCTCAGTTCGATGCTTATGGTTGGGTGATTAGCTCTCTTGAGGAACAAGGAAGAAACACTATGTTTTTAAGATTAGCCAGGATGCGAATAATTCAGAATAGTGTAGCTAAGATGGAAAAAACCAGAGAGCTCATTAAAAAGCATAAAGATGAACGCATTCTTGTATTTTGTGGTGTAACCAAAATAGCAGACAGTCTAGGCATTCCTTCCTATCACAGTAAGAAAGAAGAGAAGGACATGTTTGACAAATTTGTTGCAGGAAAAGATGTAAATCACATGGCTGTAGTGAAGATAGGTAACACAGGTGTCACCTACAAACCACTTAACAGAGTGATAATCAACTATTTTGACAGCAATGGTGAAAATCTTGCTCAGAAGATAAACAGATGTATGGCTATGGAATATGATAATCCAGATAAGAAAGCCCATATATACATTGTGTCTTCTAATGAGTCTGTTGAAGCTAATTGGTTGAAGAAAGCTTTAGAATTTTTTGATCCAAAAAAGATAAAGTATGTGTAAGTTTTCGTAAATTTGATAAATTAAAATAAGAAAAAAAACATGGCAAGTAAACTAATCGGGATTGTAGGTCCAACTGGTACAGGTAAATCAACCTCTATCAAACACCTTGATCCAAAAGAAACGTACATTATTAACGTAGCAAAGAAAGAACTCCCATTCAAAGGTTCAGAAAAACTCTACAACGCAGAAAACAAGAATTACAAAGAAGTGGATGATGCGAACGAAATTATTCGTTTGTTGAGAACCATTTCAGAAAAAGCTCCTCATATCAAGAATATCATTATTGAGGACAGTAATTACATCATGGGTTTCAACCTTGTAGCAAAGGCTACAGAAACTGGTTTCACCAAGTTTTCACTGATGGCTAAAGAAATGGTTGATTTGTTTAGAGAAGCACGTAAATTGCGTGATGATTTGAAAGTGTTCTATTTCACCCATCCTGAAACAATTGAAGATGGTGGTGAGATTGTAGGATATAAGATTAAAACAGCAGGTAAAATGCTTGATAATCAAATCAATTTGGAAGGTTTATTCACCGTGTGTTTATATACACATGTTGAAGAAGATAAGAATGGTGCTTGTACGTATCATTTTGTAACCAACAGATTTAAGAAATATCCAGCAAAGAGTCCAGATGGAATGTTCTCTGAAATCAAAATTCCTAACAATCTACAGGCAGTTGTAGATACAGTGAATGAATATTATAATTAAAACAAACATTTATGGAGTACGGTCCAGTTCCAACAGAACTAACTAGAAGAGCTGTAGCTGATGCTGTAGAAAAAGTATATCAAGCATCAAGAATAGAGTATTTAAGAGAGCACGATATTACAATCGAGTTTCTTTCAATGGGTTGCGTTATAAAAGTGGGATGTAAGAAAATTGCTTTTACAAATATTGACGAAGCTATGAAAGAGCTTACAGAATATGTAAAAGATCCGTATACAGCAAGAGAAAAATGGTTCAAAATCTTTGATGCACAATAATTAAAAACACACTAAAAACAAAACAAAATGGCAATCCAAGGAGAAAAGAGAGAAAGACAATCGTTACCAGAAGTAAGTAAGAAAGTAGGTTTATTTGAGGCAACTGTAGTTGCAATCAACCCTACAGCAGAAGAATTCAAAGAAATGACAGGTGTAGACCTGCCCGAAGACAGTAAATTAACTGAGTATTTAGGAATAAGTAGAGATGGTAACACAAATCTGCGTGTAGATATTTGGTTAGAAGAAGTTAAAAACAAAGACCGTTTCAAAGTGACATTCTTCATTGAGGACAAGGAGCGTGAAAACAAAGACGGTAGTAAGAAGCAATATATCAACAACATTGGTAGCTGTACATGGGCTGCAGATGTAAATGATTTGCCCGAATGGTTCACAAAACGTGAATATCGTGTAGCAAATGTTGGTGAAGAAGAATTGTACAATTTCTTGCGTACATGGTTAGAGTTCGATTACACTAAACTGGACACTGAAATTTCTCTTGATTGGAAAAAACTAATGAAGGGTAATTTAAGAGAGTTGAAAGAGCAAGTTGATGGTGCATATTGCACAAATGTTCTTGCATTAGCCACTATTTCTGTTAGAGAGAAAGATGGTGAAACCAAAGAGTATCAGGGTGTGTACAACAAAGGTTTCTTACCTGCGTATTACATGAAGAACTTCCGTTTGGTGAACTATGGTGACCCCACTGTTCAGAGTGGTTTGCGTACTAAGAAACCAAAAGATCTGAAGCCTGTAGAACGATTTGTTCTGAATGTTTCAGGTGAATATGGATGTAAAGATTATTACATTCTGCGTGAGTTACAGGAGTACAATCCAGACGATAATCTGGTAGCATCAGATGCTCCTATCTCTACAGATGGTGATGATTATTAATTAACTGCCCCCTATAACAGCCCTCATTAGATAATATCTGGTGGGGGCTTAATTTTTATTTTATGGTAACAATTCCTGTAAGCGTAGGAGAGCTGATTGATAAATACAGTATCTTACAAGTAAAGAAAGCAAATGTTCCTCTTGATAAGATGGAAAATGTTCATCGTGAAATGAGAGCTCTTGCTGGTACAGTGAGTAAATTCTTGTCTATTGATGCCATATCTGTTCTTTATGAAGATCTTATTGGTATAAACTCCCAACTGTGGACTGTTGAGGACAAACTTAGAGTGTTAGAAAAAGAGGGAACCTTTGATCAAAATTTCATAACTTTAGCTAGGTCTGTATATCATTTGAATGATGAAAGATTTAGTATCAAGAACAAGATTAACATCTTGACAGATTCAGATATTAAAGAAGTGAAACATTATATTGATTACAAATGATTAGAGGAGAAAGAAAGGTAAGACTAACACCAGAAGCTGTTCTCAAAAAGATATCAGAGTATGATATATTCAGGTTTTACATGCCAGACAAGTCCTGGAAAATTAATCAAGCCACTCTATCACCCTTTAGACATGAAAACAATCCTTCTTTTGTAATAGGTAACAAGAGAGGGTATTTGTCTTTTATAGACTTTGCTGACACTTCCAAACGTGGAGACTGTTTTACATTTGTCAAACTTCTCTACAATCTAAGCACAATGGATGATGTCCTGAGGATGATAGATAGAGACTTTGGTTTAGGCTTTTCTTTCAAGCAAGATGTTGGTAAATATAAAGAAATTGTCAAAGAGTATAAACAACCTGAAGATGTGGGTAAGAGATATTCTTTGATACAAGTAATCACTCGTAAGTTTACCAACGAAGAGCTTGCATATTGGGCCCAGTATTATCAAAGTTTGGATGATTTGAGAGCTGAAAATATCTATTCTATCAAAAAACTCTATCTGAATAGGCAATTGTTTCCATTAAAGGAAACCGAACTCAGGTTTGGTTATTTCTATGATGGTCATTGGAAGATCTATCGTCCTTATGCAGATAAGAAAAGCAAATGGCTACCTAACAATGTTCCTATTACCACTATGGATGGAAAGCAGAACATCATAAATTGTGATGTTGCTTTCATAAATAAGAGTAAGAAGGACTACATGGTGATGAAGAAGGTGTTCCCCTGCTCTTGTGCTGTCCAGAATGAGGGCATTGGCTGTTTCTCTGATGAGAACGTAGAATTCCTGAAAGCTAATTCTGATAGACAAATACTAAGCTTTGATAGCGATGAGACAGGTGTCCAGAATTCCATACAGATTACAGAACTGTTTGATTTTGAATATACTAACGTCCCACGTAAGTATCTATCTGAAGGAATTAAAGATTGGGCAGATCTTGCAAAGAATCATGGATTGGAAACAATCGAGTCTTATTTAAAGCAAAAACAGTTGATATGACATTAAATAGATACAAAGAGAATCTAAGAGTGGTGGATAACAAGGTTTATTCATACAACACTCACGTAGCAACAATCCATCATGATGAACACACTGTTCAAATACTTGGTTGGTGGAGCGTCACTACAAGCAAACATATCAATTATGTTGCAAGTGTTCTGAATTATAAAACAATAAAATAATGGCACAGAAACCTAAAAGCCTGAAAGACATGGTTGAAGCTATTCGTGACAATACAGAATGGCTTGAAACAACAGAACAAGACACGGTGGAATGTATCTCTATTGAGAATCTTGAGGGTGTACTAAGTAAATATTTCAACAGACCCATTAAGATTTCAGAAGATATAGAGGAAGAACCACCTAGTAGATTTACACAATTAGAAATGTTTAAAGATGAATTGGGATAAGTTCAGTGATAAGTTTCACGAAAGCTGGCATGAAAAAGTGAGACCTTTCATAGAGAGCGAAGAATGTGATAAGATATATGAATTCCTTAAGAAGGAAAGTAAGAGGGGCAAGAAGATTGCTCCTATTTCGTCTAATGTATTCAGAGCATTTCAAGAGACCACATTTGACAACCTGAAAGTTGTACTGCTTGGTATGTGCCCCTATCACACAATGTCTTCCTTAGGAGAACCTGTTGCTGATGGGTTATTGATGGGATGTTCTGTTACAGGTAGATTGCAGCCTTCTCTAGAACAATTCTATGGAGCCATTGAAAGAGAGCTTTATGATGGGCTGAATCTTCAATACATCAAAACTCCAGATGTGACCTATTTGTCAAGCCAGGGTGTACTAATGCTTAACGCAGCCCTCACTACAGAAATCAACAAAGCTGGTTCACATATGCAGCTTTGGGAACCCTTCACACGCTATTTCTTTGAAGAAATAATAGCCACATCAGGAGTTCCCATTGTATTCTTAGGTAAAGAAGCCTCTAAATACAAGCGTTATGTAGCACCTTTCACTTGGCATTTTGAACTCAGTCATCCAGCTTCAGCAGCATATAAGAATACAGACTGGGATAGTGAAGGAGTGTTTGGAAAAGTGAATGAAATTCTTAAACAAAACAACGGATATACAATCAATTGGTTGTGTGAAGAAGCTCCGTTCTAAAACAATTATTATGGAAATAGATGGTCGTGAGTTACAATTTGGTGACTTTCTAGTAATTGCATCAGCAAATGCTCTGGACTTTGGATGGTATGCAGGGACAGGTAAAACTGGCACATTGCAATATTATTCAGTGTGGCACCCTCGTTATGTTTATGAGCAATGGTTAGAATATAAAAGAACCGAAGCTCTTGGAAATCCTAAATACAAATTTCTTTTTGAGGAGAGTAAAGGTCAGCTTCTTGTAAAACATTTCTACAAAAGCTATATCAATACACCAGATGGATATAGAGTGTTATATGTAAAGAATCCAGACGAATTATTTAATGATAACAGCGAAAGAAAACAAAGATACGAAGAATCCAAACAAGCATTAATTGAAGCAAAATTCCTACAACCATGATTTTAGAAAAACAAACAGAAGCATTTGTACAACAAGAAGGTGATACCCAAGAATCAATTGGGATGTCCTTAGACTTAGATTCTGCTCAAGTTTTGATGCAGATGTTAAGTAAGAATCTATATTCAGATCCAATAGGCTCTACTATCAGGGAGTGTGCAAGTAACGCTCTAGATAGTCACAGAAGAGCTGGTACGGACAAACCTATTGTTGTATCCTTAGGAAAGAATGATGAAAGCAACTACGAATTCTCTGTAGAAGATTTTGGTATTGGTTTAGATGCTGAAGATGTAAAGAATATTATCAGCAAGTATGGTAAGTCTACTAAACGTAACAGCACTACAGAACTTGGTATGATGGGGTTAATTTGACTAGGTTATTTGGCACAATTTTTATTGTGGCAAAAGATTTTCAGTCCCAGCCCCATGTAAAAAACAGGGTGAATTGCTGGAAACTCCTGCAGTGAAGCAGGACAATCAGCAGCCAAGCTTGGATAGTAATATCCTTGAAGGTTCAACGACTAACAACCGAGTCCTACCAAGTAAAGTTGAGGACAGTAATGTTGACACGAGTGCCCTGCAACAGACAGTAAATATTAAGTCCAGAGGACTTACCATCTATCCTGGTGGTATAGTTTCTGGAGGACTTAAGTCTGTTGATGATATAGTCTGAGCTACATGGTAACATGTAGAATTTAGGGATAAAGAGCCCTAAAGATAACAGAATCGTGGGATTCAAAGCTCCTTTAGCATATTCATCAAGCTTCTATTTTATATGTCGTAAGGATGGTATGGAACGTAAATACATGATGTATGAAGGAGAAGAAGTGAATACAATTGACCTTCTTTATGAAGCTCCTACAGATCAGCCTAATGGTGTAAAGGTGATTGTTCCTATCAATTATTATGATCGTTACGCATTTGAGAGTAAGATTAAAGAGCAACTTGCTTATTTTGAGAAGGTGTTCTTTAATGTAGATGGTATTAGTAATGATTTTATAATTGTTCGCAGTGAACATTTCCAGTTCTCTGAACTAGGAAGAGATTCGTACATGCACATCTGTCTGGACAATGTTTACTATCCACTTGATTTCTCAAAACTGGAAATTCCAAGGATTAACATTCCAGTTGGTTTGAGATTTAGCCTCACCGATGGTATCTATCCAACTCCTAACCGAGAGTCTATTAGATATACACAGGAAGCTAAGGAAGTGATTCTCAACAAGATACGTGAAGTGGCTAACTACTTTGTTCAGAAGTATAATGAAACTGTAGAAGATACAGCTGATTTGAAAACAGTCATTGAACACTATACCTCTAAGCGTAGAAATGTGCCACTTTCTATCAAAGGGAATGTAGATGTTAACCAACTTTTTGAATTTGCTACAATTCAAGAGAAAAATCCTACAGTTAAGGATGTTAATTTGTTGGATGTACAGCGCTTGATTAGAATTCAGGAGTATATTCTTGGTGAATATAAACTTAAGTTTCTTGTAAATAACAAATCTATTAGAGATGGTAAGCGCTACTACTGGTATTTATCACACTTAAATCGTATTCCAGAGACAGTGTACATTTATTCTGGAGATAAGCTACCTGGCATTAAGAAGGACTACATTAAGTATATTCATACAGGAAAAGACGCTATTGTTTTAAAAAAGACAAAACCATTTCCTTTATTTGGTCAATATCATAGAGGTAACTATGATAATTATTGTAGACTTCTTGAGCTTAAGCAGTTTCCTAAAACTCAATGGAGACAACGTATCCAAGAATTCCAATCAATCATCAACTCTTACGCAGCAACGTTTATTAATCTGGATGAGATGGTAGTTCCTCAGGATTTCATTGAGATGAAGAAGAAATCTAAGCCTGTAAGTACATTAACGACAGTTGTTAAGACAAAGAGAGTGAAACTCCAAGGTGAACTCATTTGTAAAGAAGCAACTAATCTGGAAAGATGGGTAGATGGAAAAACCTGTAAGTGGGTTAGCAAAACCTATGACATGGCTAATTTCCATAAGAACGCATTCCTGATGGTGTATGGTAAACATGAAGATGCTGCAGAGATGGATAAGTGGTACAAGTATATCAAGCACAGAAAGATGAAGCTTGTAACATTTAGCGAAAGAGAGCTCAAGCTTGTAAAAGGACTAGATTTACATAACTTAATTTCATTTAGTGACTTTATGAAAGGAGATAATAAACCGTTCCAAAGAATAGCAACGGCATGTTTGATTGATCAGCTTAGAGATAAATATCCTCATGTATTTAGTGAATACATGGCTATTAATGATATTTCTGAAGATTTGTATAAGAGAATTTCAAATCTAAGAATCTATCTTAATAAAAACTTTGAAGATGTTAGCAATGTTGTAAGAGACATTATTGTTGAACATGCAAAAGAGATTAATAAGTTTGATCCAACAATCTATGATGATATCAAGGCTGTCGAAGAGGTTTGTGAAAAGCTTCCTTTCTTAAATGTAATGTTTGATGTTATGCCTTCATACAACCCTACTAAAAGGGAAATGCTTATGAAGAGCCTGATAGACCTACTCAAATACCACAAGCATAGAGTGAATTGGAAACATTACAAAATTACATTGAATGAAGACGCTCCTTTAGAAGATGAACTTTCAGAAGAAACTGTAGAAACATTAATTGAACAAAATTAAGTAACTTAGGAGGGGAGAAATCCCCTCCAAATTTTTAAACCCAATCATATGAGTATTTTTAGTTTGAACTGGTTCAAGTCAAAAAAGCAAAGAGAAATTGATGAACTCAAACACAGAATTGAAATCGAGAAGCTAGAAAACAAGCTTCGTGAAACAATTGTTGAAGAAAAGCCTTACAAAAAGGTAAAATTAGTGAACAATGTGCTCACCGTAGTGATGCATGATGGTTCTATTCTTACAAAAACTAAAGCCACTCCTGAAGACTTCAAAGCAGTGAGAGAAGCTGTTACAGAAATGGCTGTACTAAATGCCATGATTTCTCCTGAGGTATTACAAGAAAAGCAAAAAGTTGAAGCAGAAATCAAAAGAGTGAAAGCTCTTACAGAAGGTGTTGAAGTGTTGAAAAACCTTAATGACTTTGATGTTCAAGAGAATGTTGTTTATTTGAAAGGTATCAATCGCACTCTTCCACAAATCCTTGTTGAGGAATTTATTCAGATTGTTCAAGAGGTTAAGACAAACTCTACTGGAAATCTTGAACAAGACCTTGCAGAACATGAAAAATATCAGTCTCTGAGAAGATTCTTCATGTGGTGCTGCTTGAATCCAAGAGCTGAAGTGGCTGATGAACTGTATCGCTTTCTGAAGGAAAACAGTTTCCGTATTACCAAACAAGGGTTCTTTGTTGCCCTGAGGAATGTTGTTACCCTTCGTAAGGATAATGAGCTCATCCAGTTTGTAAGTAATTCTTACAATAAAATCAAGGCTGTTTGGAAGAAGAATCCAGCAGTATTTGAGGTGTATAATAGACTGGGTGAATACAAACTTATCAATACAGAGAAACATGTTGGTCCTTTGGAAAATGAACATTGGACTCACGTAGGTAATCTTAAAGAGCTGTATCTAGAACTACCAAACATGGCAGAGAACCGTTTTACAGACGATTGGACAAAAACATTTGACATTCGTGTAGGTAAGGTGGTAAATATGCCTATGGAACAATGTAACTGGAGCACACAAGATTGTGCTGCAGCAGGTTTGCACTTCACAGCAGATCAAATTCACTATGTAGGATGTGGTGACCAGTCTGTACTGGTGTTAATCAATCCTATGAAGGTGGTTGGTATTGGTCAGCATAAAGGTAGATGTTATGAGTATTTACCAATTATGACTGTTCCTCGTGAAGAAGCAACGCAAATTCTTCATGATTTGGACTTTGATACACTTGAGCTGGATGAAGATTATGCTGTTCGTGAACTGGAAAACCTAGCTGAAAAGGTTAAAGAAGGTTTTGCTGAAGAAGCTAAGAAGCATGCATTCAACATTCCTCAGATTTCTACAACAGAAATCTACAAAATTGTATTCAGTTTGGAGGAGATGAAAGCTAGTATTGATGAGCGAGTTGTTTCTTTAGATTAATAAACATTGGGCTGTCGTAAATATTTACTAAATTTGCGACAGCTCATTTTATAAACCTATGGCAACAAAAAAGAAACGTACAGCTAGAAAACCTAAAGAACCTAGAGTGGTAAGAACCAGAAACGCTGGTACTATGACAGAATCAGCATTCTGGTCTTTTATTCGTAGTGCACTTAGAAACAAGTCTATGTGGTGGAAACCTATATTACAATGCAAGTTGAGTGCTAAAAGAATCTACAAAGGTCCTAATAAGAGGCAAAAGTTTGAATATCAATGCAATAAGTGTAAAAATTGGTTTCCAGAAAAGAAGGTTCAGGTAGATCATATTATTCCAGCAGGTTCTCTTAATTGTGCAGCAGACCTTCCAGGATTTGTAGAAAGACTCTTTTGTGAAAAAGAGCATTTACAAGTGCTTTGTACTCATTGTCATGACATTAAGAGCAAAGAAGATAAGCTAAAATTAATAAAGAATTAATTTGTTATATATGTAATAATCCTATAACTTTGTACAAAACATAAAGTTATGGGATATTATATATATCAGCATGTAAGACTTGATAGTAATGAGATTTTTTACATCGGTAAAGGAACTAAAAAGCGCAAAGGAAATGTGTATTTTAGAGCTTTTACTAAAAATTCTAGAAACCAGTATTGGAAAAACATTACGCAAACAACTTCTTACAAAGTAGAAATTCTAGAAGAGTATGAGTCAGAACAAGACTGTCTAAAAAGAGAGACAGAATTGATCAGACAACATGGTTATTCTTGGAATGGAACTGGTACTTTGTGTAACATGATTGAAGATACTGACCAAATTAGAAAGTTAGCTAGAATCCAGTCAAAGAAGAAAAACTCTAAGGAGGTTCATCAGTATGATTTGAACGGCAACTATATAAAATCTTTTCCAAGCATTAAAGATGCTAAGAAATATTATCCTTGTGATATATATAATGCTGCTTCTGGAAGATCAATAACTGCTGGTGGATTCCAATGGAGAACTATTAAGTATGATAAGTTATCACCACACAATGAAACACTGAATGAAATAGAAAAAAGTAAGGTGGTATATCAGTATGATATAGACAACAATCTTATAAAAGAATGGAAAGGTACAAAAGAACCCTCTTTAAAACTAAATATAAATAGAGGAGCTATTAGAAATTGTTTGTCTAACTTAGCAAAAACTGCTGGTGGCTTTAAATGGTCTTATTCTAAGCTTTTAAAAGATGACAGTATAAAGCGATATGGAGTGTACAAAGAAGATCAGTTAATCTTCTCTAATAACAATTTAAAAAACTGTGCAGAATACTTAAACTTAAATCCTTATTCTGTTTCTGTCTTCTTAAATAGACAAAAACCTTATAAAGGGTATATATTTAAGTGTCACGATGAAAAAACTAAATCTGAAAAACATGGAAAATAAACCAATAATGAGTGCCAGTGAATGGTTGCTCGAACATTATCCACACGGTCCTATAGACGATGCTGAATATAGAATAGCAATGGAAAGGTATGCTAATTACAGAACAAGAGAGTTGGAAAGTAAGATACTTGATTTTAGAACAAAAATGTCTTTATATACATTTCTTACAATAAAAGAAAAGTATGATGAACATTTTCAAATACAAGTAATAAGATGATTATGAACACATTAACTTTTAATGGAAGAGTGTATGAATTGATTGAAGTGGATATTCCAGCTTTCCAATTTATTGTATAAGAATAAAAGATAAGTTTTATGGACTTAAATTTAAGGAGGATGTCAAATGACAAACTTATATGGTAATATCGAATTGATCTTCAATGGAGAGAAGATTGATTATGTACTATCCGTAGGGATAGATTTAGAAAGAGAAGGTCATCCAAGATATATGCCTTCTTTAGCATTTTATAAAAACTATGGACTAACTCATGAGCAGAAGCAGATAGAAGTTTGGGACTCCGAAGATTATCTAATCAACAAGCTGTATAAAGGTGTGTTGGTTCCTTGGCAAAACAATGAGATTAAAGACAAAGAGTGTCTGGTTGAATTAGTGAAAGATATAGAGGGTATATCTCTATCTGATTTTGATGGTTTGAAAAGACTATTTGAAATCTCTTTTACTATGAACTTTTTTAATAATGTGTAACTTATGGAAAATCAAGTGAATCAAATTGTAATCAACAAAGAGTCTTCATTCACAGAAGTGTGGCATGAAGGTTATGTTGAGGTTGGTAAAGAGCGTCATTACTTCTGGCTTATTGATCCTCAGGGTGTAGATCCTAGAGGTAATGAATATGCTCCAGAGGTGAGATGGTTCTTTGCTCGTGTACCTAGAGAGGTGAGAGTTATGTATAATTCTATTATTGAAGCATTTAAACAAACACAAAAATGATTAAAGGTCAATTGAAAACAGAAGCTACCTATAGAGCAAAAGCAATAGATAGCTCGTCCAGTTTGAAAGAGTTCAGCATGGACAGAAAGAAGTATTACAGAAAGTATATCCTGGGTGAAGATGTAGATGATAAAGACACCCAAGCAGCAACAATGGGTAGAATTGTAGAAACATTATTAATGGAACCTGAGCTCTTTGATGAGAGATTCTATATGTCTTCTTGTGTAAGCGCTCCATCAGGACTAATGCTTGCGTTTGTAGAAGCATTGTACAAGTTTACAAAAGAAGCTACAGATGATGCTGGTAATGTAACCAGAAGCTTTGAAGAAATCTCTAAAGATGCTTATGTAGAATCTGGTTTTAAAATCAAATATGAAGCTGTTATTAGTAAGTTTGTAGGCAGTGATGCAGAAATTTTCTATAATGAATTACGCAAGGTGAGAGGTATGAACCTCACCGTAGTTACAGCAGAAGATGTCTCTAATGCTGAGAAGATTGTAGAAGAACTGCGTAACAATCCTGTTACAAAGGATGTAGTGAGTCTGGTGAATAGTCCACGTTTTTCTGTGTACAATCAGCTTCAGGTGGAGGGTTATACCCTTGATAATCATGAGTTTAAGAGCATGATGGATAAAGTGATTGTTGACCATGAAGAAAAAACAATCCAAGTGTATGATTTGAAGTGTACATGGAGTGTTGAGAACTTCCTTGAAGAATACTATCTCTATCGTAGAGCATATATTCAAGCGCTGTTGTATTACAAAGCAGCAATTCATTTCATGAATAACAACGAAGAGCTTCGTGGTTATCGTGTAGAACCTCCACGTTTTATTGTTTGTGACAGCACAAACTATTACAATCCGTTGATATACACTCTCACAGATAAGGATCTTGAAGATGCCTATAATGGCTTCACTCACAAGAACAGAGAATATCCTGGTGTTGGTAAACTCATCAAGGACCTTCAATGGGCTATTGAGAACAACACATGGAATATTTCTAGAGAGAATAGTATTAATAACGGACTTGTAAACATTAGAGGATAATGGAGATTAAAAAGACGATAACTAGTATCTTCATGGTGCCCACTCTAGGTGTTCCTAGAGGGGCGCTTGTGGAGAATGGATTTATTAATGGGTATAGTAAAGACGATAGTAAGGATGTTCAGTATGAGAATTCAATATATCTGTTATTCAAACCAAAGAACCTTGACAAATTCAGAGAGTTCTTAGATAGTGAGTATGAAAGAACCAAAGCTATAGTTGATGATTATGATTATGAGGATGGTTATGTAGTGGTTGTATATGAGCTAGATAAGAAGTTCTCAAAAGACTTTGATTTAGTTAGAAAAGGTAAGTATTCTAAAACTTCTAAACCTTTTCAAGCGCTGTTTCCAAAGGTGATCAAGCTTGTTAGAAATGGACTGCACAAAGATGAAATCAGTTTGCAGTATAGAGTTTTTAATAAAACAGAAGATTTGGTCAAGTTTTGGGAAGACAAACTAGATGTAGAGTTTGATGAAGATCAGGAGGTTTGGCATGGATATATAGAAGAGGATGAAGTTTTAAACATCGAAAAACTGAAAGAGTATGTATAACAAAGAGCTTTTTGAACAAATGCTCACCGAATTCGGTAGTGAGAAAATGATCTTATTTGCTGAAATGATGGTATTTAGATATAGTGTTATATGTAAAGAAACTTCAACAAATAAGTTCTTTAATCATGAATGCGAGTTTGAGCACGATTGGTGGAAAGAAAAATTAACAACACTTAAAAAACAAATAACACAATGAGTATCAATGAGTTACTGCAAAATCACCCTGCTGCAAAAGAAGTGGTGAAGTCTTGGTTTATGGAAAAGATGATAGAATCATTCAAAGATCAAGCAGTTCCTGAGGAAGTCAAACAATTTATGCTACAACAAGGTGTTCCTGATGAGCAGTTGGTAGCTGTGATTGGTGATAATCCTAGGGCCCTGTTTGATGTATTTGATGAAAATGAAGTGTACATACACGTAGAACCATTTAGTAATGCTCTAGAAAATGACTTAGAGTCTTTTGGTTGGAGAATTCTCGGAGAAGAGTACTCCAATTTAGATTGCAAAACAAGAAAAGAGGCAGAAAATCAAGCAGTTACAAAAGCTTTTAGTATCCTAGAGGAAAAATTAACTCCACAATTAAGCATGATAGAAGATGGACCAGATAGTACAACAAGTAACGAACAAGTACAAACAGCGTAGTGATGTGGGATTTGCCAAGTATGGGACCACTTTACAAGAAAATAACAGAGACAGTTATTTAAAGCACCTTCAAGAGGAGCTTATGGATGCCACTCTGTACATAGAAAAACAAATGATGTTAGACGCTGAAATGAAAAGGCTAGCAAAACTCTACCCTAATGACCAAGAATTAGGTGCTGCAATAAGGAAACTTGTTAGTTAAAATTTTCAGATTGTCTTGGAACTTAAAGGGTAGTAAATTAAATTTGCTGCCCTTTATTTTTTCACATTAAAAATACAAATTATTATGGATTTAGGATTGGAAGCGTTAAGTAAGATTACGGTGTTTAGTAAGTATGCAAAGTATGTTCCTGAGCTAAAGAGAAGAGAAACTTGGGAAGAGATTGTTGCAAGGTATCAGCAGATGATGATTAAGAAGTATCCAAAGCTGGAAGAGCAGATTATGCAGACTTCCCAGTTCATTTTGGACAAGAAAGTGCTTCCTTCAATGAGAGCTCTTCAGTTTGCAGGAGCTGCAGCTGAGGTGAATAACTCTCGTATTTACAACTGTTGCTATCTTCCAATTGATAGTATACACAGCTTTAGCGAAACAATGTTCCTTCTTTTAGGTGGTACAGGTGTGGGCTATAGTGTTCAGAAACAACACGTTGCACAGCTTCCTGACATTAAAAAACCAGGTAAAGCTCGTAACTATCTAGTTGAAGATAGTATTATGGGTTGGGCTGATGCTGTGAAGGTGTTGATGAAAGCCTATCTGGAAGGTGGTTTTATGCCCAAGTTTGATTTCAGAGCTATTCGTAAGAAAGGTGCCAGACTGATCACTGCTGGTGGGAAAGCGCCTGGTCCAGAACCTCTGAAGATGTGTTTAGCTCACGTACAGGCTATTCTGGACAGAAAACAAGAAGGTGATAAACTTTCTCCTCTGGAGTGCCATGATATCCTGTGTCATATTGCAAATAGTGTTCTAGCAGGTGGTATTCGTAGAAGCGCTATGATAAGCCTGTTCAGTCATGATGATGAAGAAATGATTACCTGTAAGTATGGTAATTGGTGGGAAACCAATGAGCAGCGTGGTAGAGCTAATAACTCAGCTGTATTGCTTAGAGGATCTGTAGGTAAAGAGGAATTTGACAGCCTCTGGAAGCGCATCGAAGCTTCTGGATCTGGTGAGCCTGGCATCTATTGGACCAACAATCTGGATTGGGGAACCAACCCATGTTGTGAAATTGCTTTGCGTCCATACCAGTTCTGCAATCTCTAAACTACCTCATGGAGATTTAAAACCCTGAGAATTGCTGGGAAGTCTGACCACATAAAGGTGAAGATAATCAGCAGCCGAGCCTAGAAATAGGAAGGTTCAACGACTAGTCGAAAGACGTACACTCAAGTGAGTGGAAGCACAGGGCCCCGAAAGGGTGATGATATAGTCTGAACTCTATAGAAATATAGAGATGAAAATTTGGAAATCTCAAATAAGTTATGTAACTTTATAAAAATACAAAACTTATGAGAGTAAATAGAGAAGGTTATAAAATATCTGAGACAGAACGAGAATGTACTAATTGTGGTACAATGTTTCTTAAAACCTCAAAAACAGTAACTCTTTGTAACAAGTGTAACTCTGAAAGAGTTAAATGCACAAACCCTGAGTCTAAAATGTTTCAAAGAGCAAAATGTCGAGCTAAAGTAAAAAATTTAGAATTCGATTTAACTGTAAAAGATATTATTATACCAAAACATTGTCCAATTTTAGGAATAGAATTAGTTTGTAAAAGTGGAGCACCAGGAGGACAGAAAAATTCTCCTGCTTTAGATAGAAAAGATTCAAAAAGGGGCTATACTAAAGATAATGTGCAAGTGATTAGTCATCTAGCAAACATGATGAAAAGTCACGCTAACGAAAGAGAACTAATAAGATTTGCAAATTGGGTAATAAATTCTCTACCAAAAGATTCTAATCAAGAGTAACGAACTTGATTGAACATGATGGCGAGGTGAATGTGAGCAATGTAACCAGTCAGGAAGACCTGAACAACCGTGTTACAGCTGCTGCATTCTTTGGAACATTACAGGCTGGATTTACAGATTTCCACTATTTGAGACCTATTTGGCAGAAAACAACTCAAAAAGATGCTCTGTTGGGTATTGGTATGACAGGTATTGGTAGTGGTGAAATCCTTAAATATAACTTACAGGCTGCTGCTCACGTAGCAAAACTCACAAACAGCCTCGTTAGTGAAATGATTGGAATCAATGAGGCAGCTCGTGTAACCTGTATTAAGCCTTCTGGTACAACTAGTCTTGTTCTGGGAACAGCTAGTGGTATCCATGCATGGCATAATGATTACTATCTGCGTACAATGCGTTTTGGTAAGAACGAGGATATTGCTAGCTATCTGATGGTAAACCATCCAGAACTGGTTGAAGATGATGTACTTAGACCTCATGATACCATCTGTGTACGTATCCCTGTTAAGGCTCCTGAAGGATCTATTTTCCGTACAGAAACAGCTATTGATACATTGGAACGTGTTAAGAAGTTCTCTATAGAATGGGTAAGAGCAGGACATGTTACAGGTAACAATACACATAATGTAAGTGCTACAATTTCTATTGATAAAAATAGAATGTATTACAAATCTGCTATAGAAAATAAGTATTATCACGACAATGAAGAATATGATGCTACTCACAATGAGTGGAAAGTTGTAGGAGAATGGATGTGGGAAAACCGTGAGCATTATAATGGACTGAGTGTGTTGCCTTATTTTGGAGGTACTTACAAGCAAGCTCCTTTTGAAGACATCACTAAGGAGGAATATGAATCACGCAGTCAAGCGCTGAAAGAGATTGACCTTACCAAAGTTATTGAACTAGATGATAGTGTAGACTTTGGTCAAGTGGCAGCTTGTGCAGGCGGTGCTTGTGAAATCAACATCTAATGAGTAAGAAAGAATTTATAGAAGGTGTGCATTACTACCTTGAGAATGGTTTGGTAGTGTTTACAGAGAAGTATCACTTACAGAAAGGTAAGTGTTGTGGAAACAAATGTAGACACTGTCCTTATGAACCAGCTCATGTGAAGGGTAATACTAAACCTAAAAGATAGTTCTGTTTTTTGATTTATGGTTAAAGCCCTGATGTTTCTACATTGGGGCTATTTTTTTTTTCAACAATCACAAGGTTTTCAGAGTAAAAATGATTAAATTTGTAGACAAAATTTCAACTAAATATGGCTAAGACAAAGCAAGAAAATGCTGAAGGAAAAAGCAAATTCCAAGAAGCATTAGACAAATTAAACAAATCTTATGGCGTAGGTACTATCCTTGCATTGGATAGTAAAACAAGTGGTGATTATGACATAATCAGCACAGGATCAATTGGTTTTGATCATATTACATTAGGAGTGGGTGGCTTTGTGAAAGGTAGGTTATATGAACTGATGGGATGGGAAGGCACAGGTAAGTCAACTATTTGTGGTCATGCAGCAGCAGAGTGTCAAAGAAAAGGTGGTACAGTGTTGTACATAGATGGTGAACATGCTGTTGATAAAAACTATTTCCAAGCATTGGGTGTAGACACTACAAAAATGCTAATTGCTCAACCAAGTTGTGGCGAAGAAGGTTTCAACATTGCTATGGAAATGATTAATACAGGTGAAATTGACCTGGTTATCATTGATTCAGATAGTAGTTTAATTCCTAAGAAGGTGTTAGATGGTGAGGTGGGTGATAGTGCTATTGGTAAAAAAGCTGTATTGAACAGCAATGCCTATCCAAAACTCAAGACAGCACTGTCAGCAAACAATGTTTGTATGATTGTAATCAGTCAGTATCGTGAGAAGATTGGTGTCATGTTTGGTAATCCCACTACAACGCAAGGTGGACATGCATTAAAATTCTATTCAGATGTTCGTATCGAGGTGAGTAGAAGTTTAGCAAAAGAAGGCGATGTTACCTATGGTAATCTCACTAAAGTGAAAGCTACAAAGAATAAGTTGAATCCTCCTTATAGACAAGCATCATTTGAGATTGTATATGGTGAGGGTATTGATAAGGTGGGTGAAGTGCTTACACTTATGAATGACTTTGAAGTGGGTAGAAAGTATGGTAAAACTATGACTTTCAATGACACAAAGTATGATCTGGAAGAGTTCAAAAAGATGTTAGTTGATAATCCAGAGTTTTACGAAGAGATTAAGCAATCAATTGTTAACAAAATTAAAGCGTTAGATAATGGCAAAGAAGAGCCCATTGAAAATCAAATTTAAGAAAAAAGATGAGCAGAGCAAGCTTCCTGTAAAAGGAAGCGCTCATGCTGCATGTTTTGATGTATTTGCACATAGTGTAAAGATTGAACGTCCCAATAAGATGATTATTGGACTAGGATTCAGTACAGAAATCCCTGTAGGGTATAAAGGAATCATTGTTCCTCGTAGCAGTATTTCTAAAACCAATTGGGTATTAGCCAATTCAATGGGTGTAATTGATGCTGATTACAGAGGAGAATGGATGTTGGTATTGAAATGTTTAGGTGAAATGATCTATGAACCAGTTCCTTACGGTATTGGAGAGCGATGTGCACAAATCTACTTTGAGAAGATTGAAGACTTTGAAATTGAAGAAGTGGATGAACTCTCAGATACAGAAAGAGGAGAAGGAGGTTTTGGTAGTACGGGAAAATAAAACCTTATGGAAGCTGAAAAGTTGGTTGTAGAAATGCAAGAAGAAATAGAAAAGCTGTTTGAGGAAGGAGATAAAATAGACAAGCGTAAGAAAAAGCTCTATCAAGAGTGGAAGGACAATATTAATGCATTGATTATCAAGCACAACGATAAGGTGGGATTCAAATGTTATTCAAAAATAAAATAATGGACGCTGTAGAATTATTAGCAATTAAGAACTATCAGAGAGATTTTGAAAAGAGATTTAAGAAGAAACTTGAGATTGATTGGTTGACAATGAAAGGTGCTAAAATGAAACTTGATGATGAAACCAAACCTTCTTCAGAAGAACTTCTTAAACAAGCATTGGTTAAATACGGAGCCTCTATAGATGTAATCAGAAGTGGTAAAAGATTGTTGAACAGACTGCATAGAAGAGAGCGCCTTGCTGTTGAGGAATATTGCAAGAAAATAGTGGCTTATCAGATTGATCTAAAGGAAGCTGCTGATTTAATTAACAGGGACCGTTCACTTATTTACTACTATGTCAAAAAAGTGTAA